TTCTGAAAAGGCTGACATTATGGGCGACCTTGAACAGATGGTTCTTAAACTGACCCGTAAGGGACTCCCGGCAAAAGACCTCATTTGTTCCCCGGACGTTGCAGACGCAATTATGAACAACGAGGAAATCAGAACACTTCTTGATAACCGGAGAATCGTTATTGGCGGTATTGAACCGCGTGACCTTGGCAATGGTGCCGCTGTTTGCGCAACAATCAATGTCCGTGGTCGCATGATTGATGTAATCACTTATGATGAAACTTATACCGCCGACGATGGAACCGACAAGCCGTTTATTCCGGCCGGTACTTGTGTACTTACCGCTCCGGCAAATGGCTCTTACACCCCCGGCAAAACTCTTTACGGTGCCGTCACTCAGGTTGAGCAGAGTACCGGCGCATTTTCCACTATCAAGGGTGCAAGAGTCCCCAAATATCTTTCTAATGCCGTGGATGATACCCGCTCTATTACTGTTTCGTCCCGTCCGCTCCTTATCCCTTATCACAAGGACGCATTTGTGAGCGCAACTGTACTTTAAGGCGGTGAACTGGCATGGTTGAAATTACTGGAAATTTCATTTATTTCGACGGAAAGTTCACCAAAACTCTTACGTCGAAAGATGGCCCACAGACGTTTGACCCGTCGTTAGAGGCAAGATTAGTTAAAGAGGGAACCGCCCGGTATATCAACACTATGCCGGACACGAAAGAGGAAAAAGCGGAACCGGATAGCGGAACCGTTGATATTCCAAATCTTAAAAATATGTCTCTCAAAGAGTTGAAAGACTATGCGGAATCTTTAGGCGTTGACATTGCCGGACTAAGAAAAAAATCTGACATTGTTGACGCTATTTTAGATGAACAGATTCCGCCTACGTTTGGTGCGTAATTATGGAATCTCTGAAAGACATGGTACAGAAAGACATTTACGGTGTCTTTTTGGAACTGGATGATTTTGCTGAATGGCACGTTGTAGCGGGGAAAAAAATCAAGTGTGTATTAGACGCCGATGAAGCGTCCGGACCCGCAAAAAAATCATTCTCTCAGTCTGTTTTTCAGGACGAGTTTGGATATGTAAAAGCGGATTACACGTTGTTTGCGAACACCAAAGATTTACCATGCAGACAATCCCCCGGTCAAACAATAACGGTTGATAACCGGCAATTTGTGATTATTGCATGGAATGAAGCAATGGGAATGGCGGAACTCAGTTTGGTACAAGCGCAGGTTATTTAAAAGAGGTTGTGATTTATGGCTGAAATTAAAACACTTGTGCAGACGATAGATGATGTACGAGACTGGTTTGACAAAGAAGTTTGCAGTAAATGTACTTTCAAATTGCCTTCAAACTACTATACGGATGAAACATACCCGTACAAGATGGTTCACCCGCAAGCGTGGGGAATGTATATGCCGCCCGGCGATATGTTGCCGGATGGTGTTGAATCCCCGGTGCCTAGTGTAACAATTCAGTACGCGTCCACAGGACCGACAACGGAAATCCTACAAGACGGCACAAGACTTATTGCGCTAAACGCGCTGTTCGCAACGTGGAACCCCGGTATCCACGGACAGGATATTTTTAAAAGAAATTCCGATGGTACTTTCACACAGCTTACCGACAAGACATTCCATGTGTCCGCCGATGGATGGCGCGACGCATGGAATTTTGTTGATACGGCATTGCTGAGATTGGAAAGCACGGACTATATCGGCGGACTTATGGTTGACCGGAAAAAGGAAATCAAGATTTTACCGGCTGATATGAATAGTTCCACACCAGAGGCGTTCCCATTCTGGTACGCACAAATGAAATTCTTTTTACGTTCACCAATAGTAGAAAAACACGAATTGATTTCTGATTATCTCTAAAGGAGGTTATTAAATGCCTTATCGTTATGGAGTATACGGTATGTTCGGACAGTCTGCAGGCGCAAATGCTACTCAGTCTGATACTACAGTCGTATATTTCGGAACCGCGCCGGTTAACCTTGTGAGTGGTTATAAGGACGCGGGCATAATTAATAATCCCGTGAAAATCAATAACCTTGCAGACGCACAGCGCAAGATTGGTTATTGCGGCGATTATGAAAGCTATACACTTATGGAGGCCGTGGACGCACACTTTAACAATTCTCTGGGTAATGTAGGACCTATCTACGTTATCAATGTCCTTGACCCGGACAAGCACACCGGAGAGGCGGGCACACAGGCTCTTAGCTTTGTGAACAACAAAGTATCTTTTGTTAGCACCAATATCATTCTTGATTCTGTATCCATTGAGGGCAAGGCAAAAGACACGGATTATACCGTTTCTTATGATTATGGGACTAACGTAGTGACGATTCGCGGAACTGACGATACCAAACCGCTGACCGGTGATGTAACCGTCAAGTACAATACCGTGGACCCAACGAAAGTTACAAAAGCTGATATTATCGGCGGCGTTACATCCGACGGAGTACATACTGGTATTTCCGCTCTTGAACTTGTCTACAATGACAATTTTGATATTCCGAACATTCTTGTTGCCCCGGGTTGGTCGCACATCCCTGATGTTTACAACGCTCTGAATGCCGCGTCTAGCGGAATCAACGGACATTGGGACGCTGTGACGATTTGTGACCTCCCGGTTGTTGACGAGGACAAAAAGGCCGTAGATACCATTGAAAAGGCCGAAAAGTGGAAAGCAGACCACGGATTCACTAGCGAACGTTCTAAAGTTTGTTGGCCGATGGCGGTTGGCACTTCTGGTAAGGTTTTCCATATCAGTTCTATGCTTGCGGCCGCTACAATGAAAATCGACTATGAGCACGACTCTGTACCAATGGAGACGGCCGCCAATAAAGAGGCCCCGGTCATTAAACAGTATTTCGGTGCAAATGCTGTAAACAATGGCTTTGGACAGAAAGACGGTAGCGAACTCACTAGTAAGGGAATCACTACCGTAGTTGCTTGGGCCGGGAAATGGGTTTTCTGGGGAGATTCTACGGCCGCTTTTGAGTACGGTGCAGACAATGACAATAGAGACATTTTTGACACCTCTCTCCGCATGATGATGCACATTACAAACGATTTTCAGCAGTCCCATTTTGCGGACATTGACAAACCGTTTACGGCCGCACTCAAAGATGAAATTCTGAATCAGGAACAGGAAAAACTGGACCACTATGTTTCCATGGGCGCACTCATTGGGGACCCAACAATTTCATTCCTTGATGTAGACAATACCTATTCCGACATTGTGAACGGCGTGTTTACTTGGAATATCCAGATTACCCCGTCGCCCATGTCTAAGGCTCTGATTTGCAAAGTTGCTTATACCACGGACGGTTTTACCAGTCTGTACGGTACTACTGAATAAAGGGGGTTTAGATTATGGCTATTGGTTCTGTATTGAATTATAATTCCGCTACCGTTGCGGATACCGTGTATCACAACGGTGTCCTGATTGCAAGAGACGTTAAATTTGAACTCCCGGAGGTATCCCCGGCAACGGCTGAAATTCAGGCTACTGGCAAGTTCTCTGTTCCGATTCCGTCTCAGCTTGAAAACATGGAATGTAAAATCACCAAAATTGGTGAGGACAAAGGACTGAAACAACTTCTTTCTGCAAACCTAGAGGGTGTAACCATTGAATTTCGTTGGGTAGACGATGAGTTAGACCATCTGGGAAAGATTCACAGAAAAGGTTGCAAGGCGTTTGTATCCGGATATATCAAGACGTTCCCCGGAATGTCCGTTGAACCCGGCGAGGTTACGGAGAATGAGGTAACAATTGCAGTTGCAAAGTATAAGCTGTATGTCAATGGCGATATCTACCATTACATTGACAGACTCAACCACAAAGTTGTAGTAGGCGGAAAAGACGTTTATTCCACGATTAATCCGCTCCTGTAATTTAAATGCACACCCCGTTTTGGGGTGTGCATTTTGTTTTATTACGAATGTTAATTTCTTTAAATATATCTGAGGGAGGCTAGTATGGATAGCATTAAACTGAAACACCCTATTACCGTTAACGGTAAGAAAAGAAGTAAGCTAAATTATAACGCGGAGGAAATTACCGGAGATATGTATGCGGAGGCTTGCAAAAAAGCCCGCGAAAACACAAACGGCACATACGAAACCGCGGAGATTGATTACACCTTACAGCTTTACATCGGTTTTGAGTCTATTATTGCCGTGAATAGTG